CTATTACTATTGACTTCCTAAACGACACAGCATCTTCAGAGGTTCTACAGACTCTACAAGCTGTGTGGGGAACATCTACTACAATCACAGTAAAGCAGACATCAGCTGCTACATCTGCGGCTAACCCTCTTTACACAATGACATGCTTGATCAACGGCACAACAGATGTAAATGGTTCTGTTGCTGATCTAAGTATGCAAAGCGTGACATTTAATGTCAATGGCACAATCGCAATAACAACTTCATAACAAACTAACTAAGGGGCAAAGACATGGCAAAGTTAAAGATCGTTCGACAAGATGGAAGTATTGTTGAGGGAGAAATTACACCAGCGGTGGAATATTTCTTTGAACAGAGTACTAAAATGGGTTTCCACAAAGCGTTTCGCGATGAAGAAAAACAAAGTCATGTGTACCTTTTGGCTCATGAAGTTATACGCCGTTCGGGTGAAACGGTTAAGCCTTTTGGGATGGAGTTTATCGAGACACTTAAGAGTGTCGAGGTTTTAGACTCTGACCCTTTAGCATAAAGCGAGATTTGCCATTCACTTACCTTATTGCTCGCTTGAGCATCAGGTTGCAAATCCCGCCACAAGCGTTATTAGATTTAGACAAGACCATGTTTGATGCACTTCTGCAAGGTCTCAAGGATGAAGCAAAGGAGATTAAAGATGCCAGTGCAAGTAAAAGGCGTTATTGAACTCCGCAAGGCTCTTAGAAACTATGCGCCGGATCTTGCTAAACAATTAACAGTTGAGATTACTCAGTCGTTAAAAGTTATACAGAAGTCTGCTAGAGGCTTTGTCCCTAGTTCTGCTCCAGGTAATCTTTACAATTGGGATCGACAGCCTTCAGCTGAGCCTAAAGCATTTAACACTTCTGGCAGATTGCGCCCATTCCCTCGATATGATGCCACTGTTATTAAACGCGGCATTGTTTATCGCACGGGTTATGGCAAGCCCAACTCCAAAGGATTTAGATCATTGTTTCGAGTCCGAAATAAATCAGCAGCCGGTGCTATTTATGAAACTGCTGGTCGCAAAAATCCAAATGGCGATCCAGCTAGCAAGTCTAACAATCCTAATGCCGGTGCTCGCTTTGTGCAGCAAGGCCCTTTGTACGGCAGCAAAAAGGCCGGTCAAGATATGCGTGGTCGTGTGATCTATCGTGCATTTGCACAAGATGAAGGCAAGCAAATTAAGGCTATCTTTGATGCCATAGATAAAACAGACAAAGCATTCAAGGCTCGCATGGCATCCGGCAGCGCAAAGGGAGCAGCATGAGCAATATAGTTATTGATATTTTAGCGGAGTTCACTGGAAAAAAAGCCTTCAAGCAAGCTGAGACTTCTACAGATAGATTAAACAAAAGTGCTAAAAGTCTGGGCAAAACTTTAGGCTTAACATTTAGCGGAGCTGCTGTCCTTGCCTATGCCAAGAAATCTATTAAGGCTGCTGCTGAAGATCAAGCAGCTCAAGCATCATTAGCCCAAACCTTAAAAAACCTTGGCTTGGAGACTGGCAACACTGCTGAGGCCGTTAATGGATTCATAAGTAACTTAGAGCGTCAAACAGGAATTCTTGATGACGAACTTCGCCCTGCTATGGACAGGTTGCTTAGAGCAACTGGATCAGTCTCGGAATCACAGAAATTACTAGGGCTTGCTCTAGATATTTCAGCGGGCACAGGTAAAGATTTAACTCAGGTCACACAAGGATTGCAAAAGGCATTCTTAGGGAACTTACAGGGTCTAGGTCGCCTCGGTGTTGGCTTAACTAAAGCAGAACTTAAAACAGGTAACTTTGCAGACATTACACAAAAATTATCAGACCTCTTCGCTGGTCAGGCTGAACGGCAAGCAGACTCTTTTAAGGGATCTATCGACAAGTTAGCAGTTGCAGCCAATAACGCTTCCGAGATTATTGGGACTGGTTTAATCACTGCCCTTCAAGGGTTGGGAGAAGATGAATCAATCAATGATTTAACTACAGACATTGAAGACTTTGCTACTGAAATATCTAAGTCTATTCAAGCTGTAGGTTTATTGCTTGGCCTATTAAAGACAGTGCCTGATCTTCTTGCTAAAACAGGTGGGCCATTGTTTAAGTTACCTAAAGAATTAACTGGTGCAATCTTTGATTTAGAAAAACTATTCAAATTTACAGGCGTAGGGGCTTTAAGTGGAATCTTTGATTTTCTCAACAAAGGCGCAACTGGTGACAACACAGCATCAGGGCTTGCGCACTTAGCAGAATTACAAGCTAAGTACGCTGCTTCAGCTCTTAAAGGTGGCAAAAAACTCACAGCAGAAGAATTGAAGCAACTCAAAGCCAAGCAGTTAAAACTAGCCATTGACAAGGCTAACCTAGCCCTAGGTAAGGGATCTAATGTCTTTGACATGGAGAAGATCCAACTAGCAGCAGCTGAGAAGAATCAGGCTGAGCAACTGGGCAAGGTAACTAGCCAGGCACAACTGCTACAGATCACTAATGATCTTGCTCGCCTAGAAGTTAAGCAATCTATCCTTGCCCTAGAAGAAGCCATAGCCTCTCAGGATGTCGCAGCGATTACTGCTGCAACTAAGAAACTCAATGCAGACTTGATGATAATCGGTGCTCTGACTGGTCAAGAATTAAAGTTAAAAGACATTGAGTCAATCCTTAAAGGCATTCTTCCAAAGGATTTAATTAACCTGGCTAATCTTAATGAAGCTATAAGGTTGTTAGGGTTTATAGGAGGTGGCACAGGTGGCACTGTGACAAAGAACGCTACGCCTATTTTGGGCGATCCTAATGCTAGTCCTAGTGGCATACCTACAAATCAACCAATGACGCCTGCGGAAATAAACGCAGCACTTATAGCAGGCAGCTTCGTCCCTTCAGGTGGCTCAGGCGGAAGTGCTAATGCAGGGTCTTATGCTTCCAGTGGTTTTCCTGGCTCTGATATGGGTTATCCAAGCGGTACAACTAAGATAGAAGTTACTGTCGTTGCTCCACCATTTACAGATCCTAATGCTGTTGCAGAAGCAATCAATGACTTCTTACAGAATGCTAAAGATCGAGGAACGCTGGTCACTAACTAATGACATGGCTTCCAGAATGGCGAGTGACAATAAATGATGATGTCTATACAACTGTCACATCTGTCTCATATGCAACCGGTCGGTTAGATGTCGATAGACAGCCGACTGCTGGTTACTGCCAAGTACAGATAGTTAATACAGATGGCTCACCCTTTACTATCAATGTTACTGAGTCAATAACTTTAGAACTTAAAAACTCCAGCGGTACTTATATCACTGTATTTGGGGGTGAAGTATCAGACTTCTCAATCGGTGTCAGAAGCCCAGAAGAAACTGGCTATATCACCACTGGCACAATTCTTGGCATTGGCTCACTGGCTAAACTTACTAAAGCCATCTATAACACAGCTCTTGCAGAAGCCTTAGATGGTGCACAGATAGCAGCGATCTTAAACAGTGCTTTAACTTATTCATGGGCAGAAGTAACCCCTACGCTTACTTGGGCAACTTATCCACCAACAGTCACATGGGCTACAGCTGAGACTTATGTAGGTGAGGTTGATGCTGGTTTCTATACCATGATTAGCCAGACAGCATCAAAGACCGAGAAGTCAAGTAACTTGGTCGATCAGATTGCTACTTCTGCTCTAGGCCAAATGTATGAGGATCGTAACGGGAATGTCTGTTATGCCGATGCGGATCATCGCAGCGATTACCTAGCAGCTAATGGTTCTAAAGAGTTTAATGGCTTATACGCAACCCCTACTAGCATTCGCTCCACGACTCAGATATCTCGCATTCGTAACTCTCTAATCTATCGCTACAGCACAGGCTATGCATCGACCTATAGTGACTCTGATTCAGCCTCTACAGCCGTTTATGGGCTATATGAGAAGTCTGCCGACTCTAACATCAAGAACCTTGCAGACATCACTGCAATCGCTACCCGCGAACTTGAACTACGAAGTGTGCCTCGGACTCAGTTCGAAGCTGTAACCTTCCGTCTTGATAATCCAGACATGCCAGATGCCATGCGTAACAACTTAATCTCGGTCTTTTTTGGTCTGCCGGTGGTAATAACTAACCTGCCTACTAATATGTTCGATGGTTACTTCTCTGGCTTTGTAGAGAATATAACTATGAGGGCAACTCCTACCTATGTGGATCTAACCCTGTACATATCCCCTACAGACTTCTCTTTAATTGCCCCAACATGGGCAACAGTAAGCCCAAATAACATCATCTGGAGTGGCGTAAATGCTACACTACAGTGGTCTAAAGCGATCGGAGCATTAAACTAATGGCAACAACAACCCCTAATTATGGTTGGGCAGTACCGACCAGTACGGATCTAGTCAAGGATGGCGCAGTAGCCATCGAGACACTAGGCGATTCTATTGACGCATCCCTTGCAGACCTAAAGGGTGGCACGACTGGTCAAGTGCTTTCTAAAGCAACTAACACAGACATGGACTTTACTTGGGTTGCACAAGATGACAGCAATGCTATTCAGAATGCAATCGTGGATGCTAAAGGCGATCTTATTGGAGCAACCGCAGCTGATACACCTGCTCGCTTAGCAGTAGGCACTAATGGTCAAGTCCTAACAGCTGATTCAACTGCTGGAACTGGTTTAGCATGGACTACACTAACATCTGGCGCAACTGTTAAGTCAGTAAGAAAGTCATCAGATCAGACAGTTACTAGCAGCACGACTCTAGTTAATGATTCACAATTAAAGTTTGCAGTAGCAGCTAGTGAGACTTATATTTTCCAAGCATGGCTTTACACTTATGCAGCTGATGGAACTCCAGATATTAAAGTTACCTTTACTGGTCCAGCAGGATCCACAGTCCTTTGGTCATCGAGCCAGGTAATTTTTAACGCTGGAGGTTCAACGACTTTGACAGTAGTAGCACCTGGAGCAACAACAGCCGATCTGTTTGTGGACTCTAACCTTCGCGCCATTCAGTTATATGGAACTATTCTCAACAGCACTACTGCTGGAGATTTACAGTTCCAATGGGCGCAGAATACAAGCAGCGCAAATGGCACTTCAGTTAAAGCAGGATCTTCAATCTTCGGGATAAAGGTGTGATGATGAGTCAAGTAACTACAACTAAGAAAATTAACATCGACCAATTAGGTCATGAGTCCGGTATCGACATGAACATCATCTCTGAGCCAACAGGCGAGACAATCATCAACTCATCTGTTGCTCAATCAGTATTAGAAGGCTTTGTCAATGCTCACACAGCAGATGACAAGTGGGTTAATCCAACTCCTAAGCATGAAGTTACTGTCGTTGAGAAGTTAGCAAGCGTAGGCTTATCTGTCGCTGACTTAAAGGCTGCACTTGGACTGTGAAGCACCAACTAAGTAAAGCTCTCATACAACTTAGGACTCAAGTAGATGATTGCTTCCCAGATCGTGATAGGCGTAGCGATGGCACCACGGGGGATCCTCGTCATGCTGTCCGTAAGTCGGATCATAATCCTGATGCACAAGGCTGGGTACGGGCTTGGGACTGCGACGCTGATCTACACAAAGGCGGGAAGCCAGATGTCATGTCCGATCTTGTTGATCAGATTCGACTCTTATGCAAGTCTGGCGTTGAGAAGCGCATTTCCTACATTATTTACGACTCAAGAATCTACTCCAGCATCCTTAACTGGAAGCCAAGAAAATACACAGGGGCTAACAAGCACACACACCACGCCCACTTCAGCTTTAAAAAAGAAGCTGACCATGATGGGGCTTTTTTTCAAGTACCTATGTTAGGAGCAAGTAATGAATGAATTAAAGACAGCAGTAGGTTCATGGGCAAGAGCCTTTTTGGTTGCAGTAATTAGCATGGCAGCCGCTGGGGTTACAGATCCCAAGGCACTTATCGCAGCTGGTGTTGCATCTATCCTGCCTCCAGTCTTGCGCTATCTCAATGTCAATGATCCTGCACTGGGCATGAAGAAGTGACGCAATCAGACTTCTTCACTCTTTACCTGGCTACTCTTGCTGTGCTAGGTGGTCTATCGGGCTTTGTCATCACGCACCTTTTGTCTGAAATTAAAAGACTTAACGGGCGTGTTGATGAGATCTATAATTTACTTCTAGACCGATAATTTTCCCATGGCAAGAAAAGCAACTAAGGCGTTAGAGGAGCAGGGCTACTCTAAATTAGATGCTTACTGCATTGGGCTTTATGAGTATTTCCTAAGCCTTAAAAGGGCAGGCTTTGCAGAAGATATTGCCATGTTCATGATTACTGAACCCCAAGCATATCCGCATTGGATCTTGCCTGATGGAGTACCGCCCGAGAAGATGGGCGATTACGAAGATGAGGACGATGATTAAGAAACGCTATCTGGTCATCTCGGATCTACAGATTCCCTATCACCATGAGCAAGCCGTTAAGAATCTTATTAAGTTAGTAAAGCGTGAAAAGTTTGACCTCATTCTAAATACAGGCGATGAGCTAGATATGCAGTCACAAAGTAAATGGGCACAGGGCACTAAATTAGAATGGGAAGGCACGCTAGATGCTGACAGAAGCCTTGCACAGAATATTCTGTATGACCTCGGCACAACAGATGTCACTCGCAGCAATCACACAGACAGGCTTTACCATACGCTACTACGAGCACCTAGCCTCATTGGACTGCCAGAGCTTGAGTACGCCAAGTTTATGGACTTTGCCGGACTCGGCATCCGATTCCACAAAAAGCCCTATGAGTTCCACAAAGGCTGGGTCTTAGTCCACGGAGACGAGGGATCGATGAACTCTAATGCCGGACTTACAGCTCTTGGTCTGGCTAAGAAGTTTGGCAAATCTGTAGTCTGTGGACACACGCACAGAGCAGGCATCAGTGCCTT